ATCTGCGGCTTCTTTCCAATGATCACCATATCGAGTAACATGCTCTGATTCAACCTGAATAGTTGGCATATCAACTTTATGAGATTTTTTCTTTAATGCTTTCATAGCAGCATCTTTATCTCTCTTTGAAACCATGAGCTTACCATTTTTAAAGTAACCATCAATTCCTTTCTTTGATAGGATTTTAGTTACTTCACCCTCATAACCTTCGCTTTGACCGGGTGTCATTTTCTTTGTGTGTTTTGTATATGCATCAGTACCTAATTCATATACTTCTTTAAAATTTTTCATTAGCTTCCCCTCACTTTGGCTGCGAGGTCTTTATCTGCTTTTCCCCAAGTACCTGAAGATTTAGTAGCAAAGGAGTTGACTCTTGCCAAACCCCATTGTGTTGGATTGGTTCCCGGTCTATGACCAGTTCTCCAAGCAGCAACACCTCTGTTAAAAACTTGTCTTAATATTCCCATAGGCATGCCAGACTTTTCCGCCTTCTTTTTCAAAGCAGCAGTGACATCAGCCTCTGTTACAAATTGCTTAAATGTATGCACGTTGTCCTCCCCGAACATTTTCTTGAATTTTTTAGTGTGCTTTGACGGTTTAGTCTTCGCTCCTTTATCTCCAGGAGCAGGTTTATATGCCGCTGGATTATCATCATCCATTTTTGCACCCTTCTTAAAGTGTCTATCACGAGCTGCTTTAGTCGATTTAGACATCTTTTTTCCTTTAGCGTCTTTTCCATAATATGGTTTAGGTTGTGTACCCGGTCTATCTTTGATATCTGGATCTTGACCTGGCCTTCTGTCTTTTTCTTCAAGTGGTTCAACCTGATTTAACCAATATCTGAACTTTCCATTTGAAGTTTCTATTAATAGATAATTAGTTCCAAGTTGTAAGACGTTACCTATTTCTTGTGTTTCTTTAATTACTACAAGATCTCCTTCATCGTATAAGACGCCTTCAACATAATCTTCTCTTTCATCAGATACTTTTTCAAGTTCAATATGTTGACGATACTTATATGACTCTTTAAGATTCATTCCTTTACGAACATCATTAAAGAGTTTTTGGCCTTCTCTAAATCCAGAAGGTAGACCTTTTGAAAATGTTTGAAAGTCATTATCTGCAGCAGCTGCTCTCATCTTGGAGGCTGACATACCTGTAGCGCCTTCAGCATCAGGATCTCTTACACCTGCAGAAACAACATTGATTCCTCCGTCAAAGTTATAGAAACCATGACGTCCTTTTACTTTATTATATTTGTTTGCTAGTGTTTCGTACTCAGATACTCTATCACTACCAGCAACAATAGTAACTTTATTAAAACCTTGATCATAGAGTGATGATAGTAACTCCATAATAGTTCTAATCTTTGAAGATATCATAATATTGCGTGAATGCTTTGGAAACATCTTACGCATATATTTAATTTTGTCTTTATATTGAAGTGGATTCTTTTTAGGATCAGCCGATTGAGATGCATATATTTTATATGCAGATCCTCTTGCAGTTTTTGCAACTGCAGTAAGTAACTTCTCATGTCCTATTGTTGGAGGATTAAATCTACCCCAAGCAATGGTAACATCCTTAGTACCTTCAGTTACGTATTGTGTAAAACTTTTAAGATTTAGCATTTTGTCCGCCAGATTTTCTTAGCTTATTGCGATCCTTCTGGCGAACTTGTGGAAGTAGTTTCTTAGCCAATCTTTGGATTGCATTCTTTACTCCAGGTCTTGCCATTTTCTTTTCTAATGCACCTCTTGCTGCATAAGATAGATCTTGTTTGCTCTTATTCTTAAGAAACTTCTTAATCAAAACATTCTTTGCTTGCTTGACTGAACGTTTTCTTAGAGTATCAAGATCGGCAATCTTTCTCCTGGCACGTTTAGCACCCATTTGAATCTTGGCTTTATTGCGTCTTATTGCTTGTTTCAACTTCACACGTTGTTGGATGGTCAATAATTCATTGACTTCATCTTCATTCATGTGATAATACTGTTTAAACTTTAGCATATACTTTCCGCTCTTTCCATCAGGATCGGGACGGTGTGTCCCAGCCTTTTATAACATCGGGGCTGAAGTTATTATATGAGAACTCCAACCGATCAACTAATTTAAATGCACCTCCTTTAAGTTTGTCAATGGCAACATAACCTTCTGAACCGGTTACCTTAAAACCATTTTTAGTCTTAATAAAGGTATTCATATTTGATAGTTTATCTAGTTTATTTATAATCTTTAACTTCCCATCGACAATTGCATTCTGCAAGTCAAATACAAGCTTAAGATTAGCTTTATTACTTTTTGAGAAAAACGATAATATATCATCTCGTTTTTTCTGTTGTGTTGATTTACCAGCTGGTGTAGATCTCTTATCAATTTCTTTTTGATACTTATCATTAATAAATTTAATAAGACTATCTACATGCCGAGAAGTGTTGGTAATCTTTTGACCAGCTCTCACATACTTATTATTATGTGTCTCAATTATTTGCGCTAGATCTGAATTGTTTTCAATCTGCCTAAGCGTCGTAGAAGCAATCTTTTGAAATATCTTGCCCGCAATCGACAACGATCGAGTAACTTCCTTCGTGTCCTTGGCGGAGAATACGACAGATCCAGATAAGTCGCGAACACGTGCGTCATCAGCCCATAGTCCTTTCTTATTTTTTAACTTCTCTACGTTAACGTCATAAGAAGCTTTCATATCTTCAAAGCTTCCACCTTTATATGCTGTATGAAATACTATACCAACTTTTGATGATAGTATCTTTTTAGCTAGATCTGATTTAGCTGGTACAGCATAAACTATTGTATTAGGATGAAATGTTATATACTTCTCACCTTGTATTGTTTCTTTTTTCAATTCTGGTTTTGTGAACATGATATCGCCTTGAATCACGTCTTTGATACCAGCATCTTTTAGTGCATCAAAGGCTGCTTTTAATTTATCTGATAGATCACCACTTGTGTCATCATCAATATCGGCATGACTTTTATAAACCTTTGGTGACTTATTGAATATACCTTTTTTAGCAACAAAGAACTTGCCGTCTCTTGGATCGGTTCCTGCAAATACTGCAGGTGCACCGTCCCATTTTACTGTAACATCACTTGCTTTATCAGCATTACCGGCCAACATATCTCGAAGAGATCTTAATGCAAGTATTGCTTCTCTTGCACCTTTTACACCGCCATAAATCACACGGTCTTCGATATGAGTCATGTGAGTGTTTTTAGATTCTTTGAGATATTGACCAAAACTTTTCATTAGTTATCCAATGCATTTACTGCTGTTACAACATGAGGCTCTGCAAGTTTTTTACGATTGGCCAGATGTTCTTCTGCTACTTGTTCTTTTGACTGACCATGATACCTTACAGCGTGGTGATTATCTACAAGTAACTGATTGATGTTATGTTCACCACCATACCAGATCTCACCGAGTATTCTTCCAAACTTTCCTCTTGCATCATCTTTAAATGTTTTAAGAGTTAAGTCACCAGAGTTTGTCCATTTTTTCAAGAAATCTTTTGCTAGATTTCCATAGATCTTTTCAACGTCGTCTGAAGTTCTTGACTCAGGTGTGTCAATACCATATAACCTGATTCTTTGTTTCTGCAGCCAGACGTCAAAACCTAGATCAATGTCGACATCAATTGTATCTCCATCAACTACTTTGACTAAGCGACATTTATATTCATACATAGTTCTTTCCTTATCTTTTGTTCTAGATGACTAATGAGTACTTTTCTCATTGTCACTGCTCTATTTCTATCCGTAAAAGAATATTCGCGGATGTCATCATTATCCACTCGAATACTAAAAACATAAAAAGCACCTTGTTTACTAATATTTGTAGCTGAACCAACAGCCATTCTTTCAGGATCGACTTTTGTACCGAAATTAGTTTCTATTATCATTTTATCCTTCCTTTACAACGATGTGAATACATGCATCTTCCGAAGTAGATGCGGCGTAATTGACCATAGCATTTATAACTTTATCTGCTTTAGGTCCTCTATTGGTTATCAATAGGTATGATGCAAAAGTTGCTGCATATTTTGCAACAATCCAAATCTTGTCTTTCTTAGCAAGTTCTGCTTCAAAATTCTTTTCAACTGTTCTGTCTACTTTAACAGAATACTTTTTAAATAGACCTATTTCTTTTTTATCACCTTTTGCTATCTTAAGACCTTGAGCTTTAATAGTTGCAAAAGGCGGAACTGTTTCATTCATATATCTTTTTGCAAAGTCCATAAAGATTGTCCAGCCTGCACCTCC